TTCCGAGTAGAATCTAATGGTAATGCTAATATGTTTCACATCAATGGCGGATCTAACATTGTAGGTATTGGTGCTGATCCAGATCTAGGTGTAGGACTTCACATTAAATCTGGTGATAGTGGTGCTAGTGTAAATTCAAATAGAGATGAATTAGTTATTGAAGGCAGTGGTAACTCAGGTATGACAATTTTATCAGGCACAAGTAGTGTTGGTGGAGTTGCGTTTGGAGATAGTGATGGCAACTTACAAGGGTTAATTCAGTATAGTCACGCAAACGAGCAATTTGAATTTAATGTTAATAGTTCAGCAAATCCGATGAATATTTCTGCTAGTAAGGTAACTGTTACAGAACTAGAAGTCAATGGCGGTAATGCCAAAATAACAGATGATGCTAATATATATTTATCTCTTGATTCTACTCAAGCTAACGGAGATGAATGGCACATATTTAATGCAAATAGTGGTGTAACTTCTACTTTACAATTAAAAAATATTGACCAATCAAAAGTTGTTATGTTGCTAAATGAAACGGGAAATGTTTTAATTGGACAAACAACATCACCAAATACAAACGTTGGTTTAGGTATTGCTAGTACCGCTCTTGGTGATTCTGCTGCTATGTATTTAGATACTTATGCGTCAAATGGATCTCAATCAACTTTCTTTATTAGAGCTTCTAAGAATAATACAGTTGGAACAAAAACTGAAACAACAAGTGGTCAAAATTTAGGAAGTATATATTTTCAAGGTGTAAACTCTAGTAGTGCTTTTGGTTATGGTGCAAACATAACAGCAAAACAAACAAGTTCAGCTGGAAGTTCAACAATACCAACAGATTTAACATTTGGAACATCAACAAGCAGTTCAGCAATTACAGAAAGAATGGTTATCAAATCTAGTGGTACATTTGGATTTGGAAGAACTGCAGCAGAAACAGCACAAAATTCTTTTGCTCATTTCTACGGTGGTGAACATAGTTACTTTGCATATAGGTTTGAAAATGCAGAAACAGCAACTAACAGTTATACAATGCAAATATATAATAATTATGCCGCTGATGATAATAGTTCAGAATTTTTTAGATGCCAAGATGGTGGTGCTAATAGGTTAATTATATTTGCAGATGGTGATGTTCAAAATCACGACAACGCTTATGGTTCTCTTTCTGATGAAAGAATAAAACAAGACATTAGAGATAGTAATTCACAATGGGATGATATTAAAGCTGTTAGAGTTAGAAACTTTAAAAAGAAAGATGATGTCAGACAATATGGTGATAATGCTTGGGAGCAAATAGGAGTTATAGCTCAAGAATTAGAAACTGTAAGTCCAAAATTAGTTAGACAAGGTGACCCAAGTCCTAGTGATATACTTTCTGATTCTAGTTTTGGAACTCTTTACACCGCAGATGATCCAGAAACACAAGATGGTGTTGAAGATATTTTATACACTGCTGATGATATAGAAACTCAAGATATTCTTTACACTTCTGATGATGTTGAGACGCAAGATGTTTTATATACTGAAGAAGATGAATTGCCAGAAGGTGTTGAAGTTGGTGATGTAAAAGAGCCAGCTAGTGCTTCAGTAGGTGATGTTAAAACCCAAGCAATTCACAATGTTGGTGATGTTAAAATTCAAGGCAAACAATCTACTAAAAAAATTGGAGATGTAAAAGAAGTTAATGAACAAGTTAAATCTGTTAATTATTCAGTTCTTTATATGAAAGCTGTCAAAGCACTACAAGAAGCTATGGATAGAATTGAAACACTTGAATCAAAAGTAGCAACCCTAGAAGGAGAATAATATGTTCACACTAGACAACAAAGAATATGACGAGACTAAATTATCTGACAAAGGTAAAGCACTCTATCAAAAACTAATGAAGATAGGTGCTGATAAATTTGATCTAGATATTCTTGCAAACCATTATACAACGCTTCTACAGGCGGAGTTACCTAAAGAAGAAGAAAAAAGTGGAACAGGAGAATAGAGAAGCAATTATCCGTATTGAGGGTAAACTAGAGTTGATGGATCAAAAACTCAATACCCTCAAGGATAACCATCTCTATCATGTCGAAAAAGACATGCGTCAACTCAAAGCTCTAGTATGGTTTATTGGTACTACAGTATTTATACAAATGTGTTACTTAATAATTAGAACTCTTATGTAGTATTGCACGTATTGTGTAAATCATGTAAAAATCAAGTATGTCTAAGAACTCGGTTATACTTGTTATTTCAGATACTCACGTTCCTTATCATCATCCTGATTTAATACCTTTTTTAAAAGCCATCAAAAAAAAATATAAACCTGATCGCATTATTCACATTGGCGATGAGGTTGACTCACACGCTATATCATTTCACGACTCAGATCCTGACTTATATAGTGCAGGTGATGAGCATCAAGCATCTTTGCCAACTATCCATGCTATAGAAAAACTATTTCCTAAAATGGATCTTATGGACTCTAATCATGGATCATTAGTTTATCGTAGACAGAAAGCTAGTGGTCTACCAAGAGCTGCTATGAAATCTTACAATGATTTTTTAGAAGTTGGACCTGGTTGGAAATGGCATGATGATCTTTTGATTACTATGTCTAATGGACAACAGGTTTATTTCTGTCATGGTAAAGCTGCCAATGTCCTTAAAGTGGCACAACAGTATGGTTGCCCGACAGTCCAAGGACACTATCATAGTTCTTTTTCAATTCAATATTGGGGTAACCCTAATAGCCTTAACTGGGGCATGCAGGTCGGCTGCCTTATAGATTCAAAATCATTGGCCTTTGAATACTGTAAAACACAAAAGTCCAGACCAATTATAGGTTGTGGAATAATCATAGATGGACTTCCAAAATTGCTCCCAATGGTATTGTCAAAAGGAGGCAGATGGAATAAAGTGTGTCCATGAAAACATTAGATAAACAAGTTAAAGGCGATCATTATAAAAAGTTTATCATACAACCTGCTGAGTTTATCAATATCAACAATCTGCCTTATGCAGAGGGAAATGTTGTTAAGTATGTTTGTCGGCACAAAATGAAGGGTAAAAAGGAAGATATAGAAAAAGCTATACACTACCTCGAAATGATTATAGAAAGAGATTATGAATAACGTGGCAAGAATGGAAATTCCAAATAGGATGAGATCCGTAAATGTTCGCATGATTATTGACGAGATGCCAATCGTTGCTACACTAGATCACATCATCTCAAAAACTGGTATTACACCTGCCGCAGTGTGGGTAAAAACAAAGAAATCAGAGTCTACATTAGATAGAGAGCTACGCAGCTCTGGTAAGGCTGTGTCTTTATTGTTACAGTATGGTTGTTCTTTAAAAGAAATTTCAGAAACATTTACTAGAGATAGTATTATTGGCTCTGTTGTTTGGTATTTGCATAAAGAATTAGATGGTATTTTACAAGGCGATCAACCTGATAAACTACCAAAACTATCTACGCAACCGTCAGGATATACAATAAAATGAACGAAGTTAAAGATAGAATTAAAGCACACGAAGGCTATCGTTTAGAACCTTATCACTGTACTGAAGGCTTTCTTACTGGTGGATATGGACATAAGATACTAGATGGTGAAGAAGTACCGACTACCCAGGAAGGTTGGGAAGATCTATTTAACAAAGATTTTGAAAAGGCTTTAAAGGGGGCAAACAGCCTCATAGAAGAACATTTGGAGAACACTGGGTGGGTAGACCTAGAAGATCATAAAAGGAACGTCATACAGGGCGTTTTGATCGAAATGTGCTTTCAACTAGGACAAGCTGGTGTCGGTAAATTCAAGAAAATGTTTAAGGCATTGGCTGAATGTGACTTTGAAGAAGCATCTGCACAAATGAAAGACTCAAGATGGAGACAACAAACTCCAGCTAGGTGTTTAGAACTAAGCACCATCATACAAAACATTTAAGGACATACAATGAATCCATTATTATTGATTAAACCCCTTTTGGGGTTAGGGGGAACTTTGCTTGGAAACCCCGTTGCAAAACTTATTACAGAAAAAACTGTCGGAGCTATTACTCACAAGCTAGAGAAGGATAAAATTATCAAGGCTAAAGAGATAGAAGCTGCAAGAGATGTAGATGTAGCTAAGATTGGTGTTCAGATGGAACAAGTACGTCAAACACAAAACTCATGGAAAGACGAATGGCTTACTTTGACATTCTCAGGAATTTTTATATGTCATTTTATTGGACCACTACAACCTTACATGAATAGAGGTTGGGAGATCCTGGCTCAAGCTAACGATTATTATTGGGTCATTATACTTACTATCGTAGGTGGATCATTTGGAGTATCAACACTAAAGAAATTTAAGAAATGATTTGGATCCTAACTGTAATGATGTGGTACGAAGGTGATCAATACAGAAATACTTATCTTGAAGATATGCAATTTATTTCTGAAGATGCTTGTCAACAACATTTATTTGATAATAAAGTTTTGCTAGTAGATAGCTTACTAGAAAAGTTTAGAAATATAGATGGTATGAATATGCAATCATTTGAATATTTCTGTGAAGGCAAACCCGTAGAATTGGATAGGGTATGAAAGTAAGTGAAAACACCTCTATCTCAATGCCAGCTCGTAATCTTATCAGTATTATTGGGGCTGTTGTTGTGGGTGCTTGGTTCGGGTTTGGAGTCATTGAGCGACTTAATATTATAGAAACAGAACTACAGCTAATGCAACAAGATTTACTTGAAGCTAGTTCCCAAAAGCCTATTGATCAGGAACAGTTTATGTTATTGGAGTTTCTTTCTAAGAATCAAGAAAAGATTAAAGGTAATATTGAAGATGAACTTCCTCGTATTACTGCATTAGA